GTAAGAACATCGTACTCGGCATTGGCCGTGTCGATGGACTTGATGATCGGGGATTTGTCGGTTACTCCGAGTTTCATTACTACGTCGCCTGCGACGAAGTAATGCCCTTTGGCGACGCGGGGCGCGGTGGTCGTGCCTCCTTTGAGAACCTTGGCGGTCTTGCAAACGGCGGCACTCATCGCCTCGAAATCGACATAGATAGGAGTTCCCCGATGCAACACCGTTCCGACGGGGAAGTTCTGCACCGGCTTGAAGCCGCCCGGCAGAATCTTGCACTCGCCGCGCCAAATTTCGGGCGTGTGGCCCGATAGCTGCGTTTTCTTGAAATCAATAGCCATTGTTGCAATCAATTTAAGGGGTGAATGATTCGGAGCTGTTACTTGTTGGGAAGACTTTCGGCCCAAGCCTTGGCGTCGGCTTCCATTGCCTCCTTGCTACTTCCTGTTTCATGCGCCTGCTCCTTGGGCATGAGGTTGTTGGTGACTAACTCCTGCTTGTAATCCGCCAGCTCCTTGTCGAGGTCTGCATCCTCTGCGAATGAGACTCGCTTCATCAGGTAGTCGGGGATTCCGAGCTTTTTAGCCTTTGCCGAGATTTCGGCCTGTCGCGTGGTCTTTGCCTTTTCCGCTTTGAGCGCGGCGTTCTCGGTTTCGAGATCGGTCAATTTTTTTTGGAAAGGCTTGAACCATTCGGGGGCCTCATCTTCATTTCCGCCCTCATCTTCGCCCTCGTCGTTGGATTGCGGTTTCTTTGATTGCGGTTTCGGACGTTGCGTCTTCCTCGTGATCTCCCCCTGCATTGCCTTTGCATAGGGCACGAGCGAATCCACTTTCGCGGCGATGTCTTCGTCCGAGGCATCGTCGGCAAGACCCTCCGCCCCGATCTCTACGAGGTCGTCGAGTGCCTTGTCAGTCAGTCCCATATCCTTGCATTTTTCGGATAAGAGCTTGCGAAATTTCTTTTTCATAGTCGAAAAAAATTGTTAAAACGTATCGTTACGGACAAAGGTAATGAAAAATATCTATTAGGTATCTAAAATTTCGACAAAAATTATCTGTGTGGTTATGATATAGTTATCCGTAAATACACGTTTTTGACTGATTTTGAGCGCACTTTTTCTGCGAAAAAAGTTGCTTACTATAATAGTTGGCTATATATTTGCATCATCAAACAGATACTTAATAAGTAATAAATAACGACCAAAATTTATAATAGGCTATGACACGAGAAGAGTTTACCGAAAGAGTTGGCTTGAATGTATCGGACGGAATTTTTGAGGTATGGAACGGGGTGTATATGTCCTCGGATAAGGACAAGGACGAGTTCTGCAAACCATTCGCCACCAAGAAAGGGCATCTCGATCTTTCCCGGTCAATGGTGATCGAAATCGCCGAATTGAAGAAAAAGATCAGAGTGCAAAAAGAGAGCTATGCTCGGCAGGTCGAACTCGCAACGTCCTATCAGGATAAGTATTACGCGGAAAAGTCCAAGCACGATGAGTTTTATAAGAAATATGCGGAAGAGTGCGAAAAGCGATACGCACTCGAAAGAAAGCTCGAACAGATAATGAACCTAATCAACGCATAATCATGGATAAAACGAGACAGGCCAAGGCGGAAAGCCTGCATGAATGGAAGTCCCAAATGGCGGACTTCCTCCTCGAAAGAGCGCAGAAATTCGGCGACATTACCCTCCATATCAAAGCGGCCGATTTGATTGGCATGAAAGAGGTGATCCGTCGGAAAATCATCAAGGGCCTGCCCTTGTGGGAGGTCGATAGGGTTTGGTTGAAAAATAATCTCAAATAATCGCAAGTATGGAAAAGATCAAAATCAAGCATGTAGGATTCGATTCATGGGATCGGGAGGTATTCCAAACGCAGAAAGGGACGTATGTCGTGGATATAAGTTTGGACTATTCGCATCAGAATATGAGGCTCTGCACGAAGAACAACAACGAGTTCGACGGGGAACCGGATACGGCCCTCAAAACCGACGCATTCGAGATCGTCGATGATTTCGAGGCCGAGCAATAATCGCAAACCTTAAAAATTCAACGCAACAATGGCAAATTCAATCAATGTAAACGGATGCTCCGTCTGCCAGCCGGGACGAGAGAACTACACGAGTTTCACGGCCAAAATCGGCCGGAAAACGGTCAAAAGATGGCAATACGACTACCGCACGGAGAGCGGCGAACTATTTTCCTGTGTCGGGGAATCCCTCGATAACTGCCGCGCAAAGCGGGATTTATGGCTCTCTCAAAAGCAGTAGGATCATGGCAACGAAAAAGGCTATAAAGACCTACGAGGTTGAGGTTTCTATGACGTGGTCGCAGTCCTATACGGTCAAAGCCAAGACGGCGGCCGAAGCGCGACGCAAAGCATGGGAGAAATTCAAACGGCGTCCTCCGAAATCCTGCTTTACGCTCATGGAGGACAGAATCGACGAATAATAATCAACGCAACAGATATGGAAGAGAAAGATATTAAGACGGTCAAGACCACGCGGGGCGAACTCCGATACTATCGGGATTGGGGTAATTACGACGGGGGTGTTGTAATGCTGAACGCCCAAACTATCGACCGCTACAAGGCGATCAAGAATGAGCATCCCGACGCGGATAAATGTGGGGTTTTCTTCGCTTTTAGCCGAGAACAGTTCGCCGAGGGATACAAGCGTTTGGTAGAACTCGGACACATCAAAGACGGCGATAAAATATGCCAAGATAAGGACACGGGAGCTTTCGGTACAAAGGACGGACTTGCGGCATTCTTCAAGTTCTACGATGATAGCCGGGCGGCTATCCCAAAAGAATGCGATCCGCAGGAGGTTTATTTCTACGAATACAATAACCACGAGTGCATGATCGCATGGGATGGTGATAAAGAAGCCTATGACCTTATCGTTGGGTATTGGGGCGAAGAGGTGGCAAAAACGATTGAACGATTATAAATTAAAATTCAACGCATTATGGAAACGACATTGAACAACAAATTTTTCGACTTCGAGAAAGCAAAGGTGCAGACCCTCTCCCTCGATCAACTGGCGCGAACCCACAAGGAGAACGACATCTACGGCAAGCCGCTACGGGGCATTTACCACTATGATTTGCTGAATCAGATTATCGGCATGTGCAACGCGCAGAATTATGATGTCGAGGTTTACGACCTCTTTGCAGCACAGAATAAAGACCGCAATACTCCGGGTGTCGTCCTCTTACCGCAGGTAGAGGCCCAATACGGAGAGCGGGCCGTCGAAGCGCATATCCTCCGTCGGGTATTCGCCAACATTCGCATCACGAATTTCGATGATGCAGATCATACGACCAATCTTGCCGTCGCATTTCATCAGAAAGGAATACAGGTCGGATTCGGCAATATGGTGATGATCTGCCACAACCAATGTATGCTCTGCGCGGATCAATATATCTCGACCTATTCGGAGAAAGGATCGGGTCGGGGCAATGGTGTAACGATTCCCGAAATCCTCGACATCGTGAAGTCATGGATCGTCGATGCCCGCCGAATCGTCGTTACCGAGCGGGAGAAGATCGAGAGGATGAAGCAAATCCCTATCGACGCGCAGCAGATGTTTACGTTGATCGGGATGCTGACCGCCCTCCGCGTTAAATGCGATACTCATATCGCAGAAATCAGGGAGAATCGCACCTATCCGCTCAATCAGTCGCAAATCTCGCGGCTTACCGAGGATATGATGTATCGCTACTATCAGAACGGCAAGGTCACGGTATGGGATTTATACAACGGCGCAACGGAGTTGTATAAAGCCGATACGATGGATATTCCGGCCCTTTTGCCGCAGAACAGGGCGATGGTCGGGTTCTTGTCGGAGCAATTCGGAATTTAGCCATGTATCTCGATGCAACGTGCGAGGGTCTCCCGTCTTCAAAATGGGAGGCCCTTATGAAAGGTGCAAGGAGGGTCAGTTATAGGATGCTGGTATCGCGCGTCAAAAGCGAAATTCCGGAGTTGTATCGTGCGTTGGCTTTGAACCTATACAATCCGTGGGCGGATCAATGCAGGCAGACCGCCACGCATTTTATCCTCGTGCATTCGGCGATAGAGTATTTTATCCACAAATAGGGTGCAACGATGTTTGATGCGGGTATTGTCCTGAATATCGGTCTTATATATCGACGGGGTGCAATGGGTACAGCAACGACCCCTGCAACGACGGGTGCAACGATCCCTGCACAGAAGATAAGAATATATAGATATATTAAAAAGATAGAGGGGAAGTTTTTTCGATGCAAAATTATAGGATCAACCATCGGGCAAGACCCTCGTAAATTCATCCTTTGAAAAAGAAAAAAGTTCCGCGAAAAAAGAAAAATGAAAATGCCGCCAATTTTCGAATATCTGCGGTCGGGTCGGTAGATTGATCGATTCTTGCGCGAAAGCGTGGCAGAACGCCGGAAAAGCGGTAAATTTGCACAAGTATTGGATTATGGAAGCAAAGAAGATAGTGCATTTGCAGTTCAAGGAGCCGTACAACGGCGAAACCGACTTCTACTTCGGTTCCCTGAAAGCGATCTACGATACCGTTCCTATCGGGGCGGTCGGCATCACATACAAGTCCCTCACGAATGCGACGAGGGGCAGAAGCGAATACGAGAACAAGAAAGTCCTCATCCGCATCGGGCAAATCCAGCGCAAGACGAGAGGACGGTCATTAAAATCGGAGTGCGATGGATAGCATGGTATATCGGCTGACCTATGTTGCGGATTCATACGATCTCGTTACGCATCTGTATTTCATCGATAGAGCGAAAGCGGAGGCTATGTATCGTGAAAAGCTGGCAAAGGTTTCATTTTACCGAAATGGCTATATCTACCTGCATACGATGAAAGAAAATGCCGACGGGGTGCTGGATATAGACGAAGTGATAGATTCTAAAAATTTTTGATATGATAGGTGCGATAATTGGTGACATAGTAGGCTCTCGATTCGAGTTCAACAATACGCGGGATGGAAATTTCGCGCTGTTTTCCCCGGAGTGCAGCTTTACCGACGACACGATTTGCACGGTGGCGGTAGCCGATGCGATACTGCGCGGAGAGGACTATCGGACGAGCATCCTGCGCTGGTGCAGGAAATACCCTAATCCGATGGGTGCATACGGGGCGTCTTTCGCCTTGTGGCTCAATTCTCCCGATCCCCAGCCGTATAACAGTTTCGGTAATGGCGCGGCGATGCGGGTCAGCCCTGTCGCCTATGCGTTCGATACGGAGCAGGAGGTGATTCGGCAGGCGATGGAAACGGCGAAGATCACGCATGACCATCCCGACGGAATCATCGGGGCGATGGTGGTTGCACGGGCGATTTACCTGATGCGGAGTTGCGATCCTTTCTGCGATGTTTTGGCCCTCAATCAGGCCCTCGAAATGGTTGGGATGTTCTACGGTGCGGACTGGGAGCATCACCTCATTCCGAGGGGTAAGTTCGACGAAACGTGTCAGGGGTGCGTTCCGCTGGCCTTTCATATCATCAAAGAGAGCGATTCATTCGAGGACGCAATCCGCAAGGCCATTCTCTACGGCGGTGATAGCGATACGCTCGGAGCTATCGTCGGATCGCTCGCAAAGGCCCGTTTCGGTGTCAATCTTACGACCATAGAGGCCGCGATGAGCTACCTGCCGGAAGATATGCGGAATGTTATTAAGAAATTTTATGCAACGTACTGATGAAAGAATCCGATTTACTGCAATACTGCCGCTATTATAAGGGCGAGCGGGAGAACCCATACGAGGGGAAAGATCAAAACAAAATGATGCTTTGGCTTTACGAGCGGACATGGGTTCACGACACTATGGCGGTCATTGCAAGAGGCGATGTGAATGCCTCTGAAAGTCGAAATCTCGACGAATATACTGCGGTCGGATTGGCAGAGTTCGAGAATGCGGACGGAGTGCCGATTACCTTGAAATCCCTGCTGTTTAATCGCTATGCACAGGGCAATATGTCGTCGATGATGGATTGTGTCGAGCCGTTCAAGAAATTCTACAAGCGATACTACAAGTAAGGGAGCGCAATGAACTGCACCCCAAAAGTTGGACATAACTTTTGGGGTGCAGTTCACAATCGCGCTCCCTTTGTTTATTTGAGCTGTCCGATCATTTGCAGATAGATCGTTCTGCCTTGCCTTTTGAGAACTCGGAATTGGCTGCCTCGCTGTCCGATCCACTCCTTTTCCGATCTTACCGATTCGACCGATTCTCCGTCCCATATTTCGCCGTCATACTCGAATTTGTTATAGTCGGTATAATGAGAAAACGGTTCGGCATAAACGCCTTTTGCTCCTTTGGGAACCACGATCACCAAATTGTATGAATCGCTGAATCCTCCTGACCTATGGATTGCCGTCGAGATGAACCCTTTATCAACGAATATATCCCCAACTTTCAGATCTCCGAGGCCATAGCCGAGTTCGTTGATCTCGAAGCTGCCGACGCCGCGTCTGACGACGGTATTTTGAGGCATGGAGAACTTTTCAAGTGCCCTCGTTAGGATAGGCAGGTCGTGTTCAAACTCATCGTTGCCTCGTGCCCCGTAATAGGTCTGTCCTCGCAGCGGCTCATTCAGATAGCTGTAAGTCTGCGTGTACTTTGTCAGGATGATCCGCTCCTCTTTCGTCAGGCTCTTCCATATGCTTCCGGTCATGGAGCGCAATCGGGCATCTGCATCATCGAATGTCTCGGATTCATATTGGTCGAGAAGTCGATTTATCTCCGCCTTGCTGATATTTGGCAAGGTGAGAGACTTGATGACCTTTTTCGCGTCGCGCCGTGCCTGCTCCATCTCGCGTTTTTGCTTCTCGGCGACTGCGAGTGAAACCTTTTGCTTGATAACAGCAATATCCTCGTCGTTGGCGATGGCATGCTTTGCATCGGCAAGGAGCTTTGCGACATTGAGGCTCTTCGGATGCGCTTCGGCCCATTGCTCGACAAGCGCGACATCTGCCATCGCTTGTTTGAGCGAAATCTTATAATTGACGGCGTTAAGCTCCTTGATGTATGCCTCCTGCGATACTTTCCATGTCGGGTACTTTTCCTGAACGCCTTTCATGTTGCCGCCGAGGAAGTCGAAAGCCTCGAAATGCAGCTTTTTCGCCTGCTGTTCGAGGGATAGGCCCGACCAGCTCTCGATCTTCGATTTGACGGCATTATACACCCCATGCAGTTGATCCATCGTGAACTGCTTATGCCATGAGTGAGCATTGGGGATGATGTCGGCGAGAGCCTGCTCCGCTTTCTTGGCGGCGAGGATGGCTTGCGCCACTTTCTTGGTCTCGGTCTGCATGGCCGACAGATCGCCCGCGTCGATATACTTTTGCAGGGCGGAGTAATCGACCTCGCCATAATCCCCGGCGACTTTGGCGATGTTATTCGCCGCCGTCTTGATTTGCTGGTGCTTCTTCTGACGTTCGGCCCACGCATTACGGATCGCCGCCTCCTGTTCTGGCGTTCGGGCCTCATGGCGTAATGCCGCCTTTTCCGCGATTGTAAGCTCTTTCGGCTTCGGGTCGAGTATCTGGTCGATAGCCGCCGAGTTATTGCGAATGAAGTAGGGTTCCGTGCCTCTATCGCGGGATGCAAGGATATTCTCCTTGTTATCCCGTACCCAATCCTTGAAATTAGCCGGATATTCGGAGATCTGCTTGCCTCGCGGGGTGTATTTCTCGCCTTTGAGAAATGCCTCCGTAACTTTCGCCATCTCGTCCTCGTCGATCAGGATAGGCGTTGCAAAGCAGAAGCATTGCACATGCCAGCCGTCGAATACGAAATCCTTTGGGTAGTCGCCTGCCAGCTTGTCGCAGATGTCTTTCTTCGGGTGATTCTTCGATAGCTGGATGCGCTGACCGAGGACGAAATCCATCTGCTGCCACCGCTCATTGTCGGCGCGGCGGTAGGCGATGTTTGTCTCTGACCTCGCAACGCGCATGGCATTCTTGGCCGAGGATTTGTAAACGCCCGATCCGGTTTTGTAGTCGCTACGGTCGTAGTCGATCCATCGGTATTTGCCCGTTTTCTCGTCCTTGATGCGCTTTTTCCACTTCCGCCCGTAGATAGGCTTGCCCTGCTCGTCTTCGCCTTTCTTGAAGCGGAAACGGCGGAACATCAGGTCGGGGTCGTTCAGGTATTGCCGGACTTTGCGGGATATGGATTGCGCCGAATCTCCCTCGCCGATGGCGACGGTCATGGCGATCTCCATTTCATCGCGGAGCTGCTGAACCGACTGCCATATCCGTTTTGAGAGATTGAGGCCGTTCTCCGTTCTGTTGGTGAAAGCATTCATCGCCGCCATATTGCGGTTGTTCCATGCGCTGAACTCCGGACTGGATAATACCTCTTTCCCAAAACATGAGGAAATGAGTTTATCGCATGCGTCGTTGGCCTTTTCCCATTCGAGCGTGATCCCCTTTTTGATAGCTGTCGTAGTCGTCGAATGCAGTTGCCGGAGCAATGCCTCGACTTTCTTTTGGATTCGCATATTATCCCCGTCGAAAGAGTACATGACCCCCTCGTCCAGCGTCGGTACGGATTTATTGAGAGCGAGGATTTCATTCACCGTTGCGGCGAATAGCTGCCTCACTTTCTCGGCGTAAGCCTCCGTGCGCTGGATGCGCTTGATCTCGCGGATGGCCCAGTCGACCGCGGCGGCCATCTGCTGGTGCATCGTCTCGGGCTCGTCACCCTCGACAAAGCGCGGCTCCCAGCCGCAGCCGCGGAAGAAGCACTCGACCTCCTCGTGGCTCATGCGGGAGAAGATGGTCGGATTTGCGATCTTGAAGCCGTTTAAGTGCAGGATCGGCAGGACTGCGCCGTCGGTGATCGGGTTCATGAACTTGTTGCCGTGCCAGGACGTTGCGAGCGGGCCGGTCTCGGCCTCGCCGTCGCCGACGACGCAGGCCGCGATCAGGTCGGGGTTATCCGCCACCGCGCCGAAGGCGTGGGAGAGGGAATAGCCCAGCTCGCCGCCCTCGTGGATAGAGCCCGGCGTTTCGGGCGCGACATGGCTCGGGATGCCGCCGGGGAAGGAGAAGCGCTTGAAGAGCTTCTGCATGCCCTCCTTATCGCGCGTGATGTTGGGGTAGACCTCCGTATAGCTGCCGTCCAGCCAGTCCTGCGCGACCATGGCGTTGCCGCCGTGACCAGGGCCGGAAAGGTAGATCATATCGAGGTCATCGCGCTTGATGACGCGGTCTAAGTGCGTGTAGATGAAGTTCTGGCCCGGGCAGGTGCCCCAATGGCCGACGATGGTCTGCTTTAAGTCGCTCTCGCACAGCGGGCGCTCGAGCAGAGGATTATCGAGAAGATAGAGCTGGCAGGCGGTCAGATAGTTTGCTGCGCGCCAGTAAGCGTCGATCTGTTTGAGCTCCTCGGGCGACAGCGGCGGCTTTTTCGACAGCCGTGCGGTGCTTTTTTGCGTAGGCATGGAAAGCTCCTCCTTTTTCTTTTGATTGATGAGGTTAGTATATCATTTAATTTTAAAAAATCAATAGTCAGACATAGAAAGCGAGGAAAAATCTTAAAATATGTCAAAATAAGCGAAGCGCTATTTTACAATTGCATGAATTAAAACGATAACAAAACGATAAAATAGGGAAAAGACGGTGCAAGCGCACCGCCTTTTCCCTATATGAGAGAGATGAGAGAATAGCAAAATTAGTCGATCGGGCAGACCCAGCCGAACGGGTCGGGCTTTGTGCCCCACTGGATGCCAGTCAGCTCGTCGTAGAGCTTCTGAGACAGCGCACCGATCTTGTTGTCGTTGACCTTGTAGTCTCTGTCGCCCCAGCTCAGCTCGCCGATCGGGGAGATGACGGCGGCGGTGCCGATGCACCACGCCTCCTCCAGCGCGCCGGACGCCGCGGCGTCAAAGAGCTCGTCCACGCTCAGCAGACGCTCCTCAACGGGCACGCCCCAGCTCTTTAAGAGCTCGATGGCGGACTTGCGCGTCACGCCGCGCAGGATGGAGCCAGTCAGCGCGGGGGTGACGACGGTGCCATTGATCTTGAACATGACGTTCATGCCGCCGCCTTCTTCGACATACTTGCGCTCCACGCCGTCGAGCCACAGAACTTGAGAGAAGCCCTTTTCGATGGCGCGGTCGCCCGCGCGGTTGGCCGCACCGTAGTTGCCGCCGCACTTGGCCTCGCCCGTGCCGCCGCGCACCGCGCGGACGTCCTCGGTCTCGACCATGATGGGAACGGGCTGTAAGCCGTTTTTGAAGTAGCTGCCGGAGGGGGAGAGAATGATGGCAAACGTGGCCTCATGCACGCCGTGCAGGGCAAGCGTCGGGTCAGTGCCGTACAGGAACGGACGGATGTAGAGGGACGTGCCGGGATCGCTCGGGACCCAGTTCTCGTCGACCTTGACGACGGTCTTGATGGCCTGCAGCGCATCGTCGGGATCAAGCTGGGGCAGGCCCAGACGCTCGCAGGAGCGGTTCAGACGGGCGACGTTCTCCCAGGGGCGGAAGAGCTGCACGCCGCCGTCGGGACGGCGGTAAGCCTTCATGCCCTCGAAGACCTCGGTGCCGTAGTGCAGGACGCTCGCGGCCGGGGACATCGTGATGGGGCCGTAGGGCACGACGCGCGCGTCATGCCAACCCTTGTCGGCGCTGTAGTCCATCAGGAACATATGATCGGTGAACACGGTGCCGAAGCCGAGCTGGTCGGACGGGGGCAGCGTGCCGGGATGGGTAGTCTTAGTGATCGTGATATTCATAAGGATGACCTCCTGTCGAAATTTGTTTGCTCTTTAGATTTCCTTGAGATGCTCCATGTTGTGGCGGATGCCCTCGCAGCAGGCGTGGAAGGTGGCCTTCTCGTCGGCGGTCAGCGGCAGCTCGACGACCTGCTCGACGCCGTTTTCACCGATGACGCAGGGAACACCCGCGAACAGGCCCTCTTCGCCGTACTCGCCGCACAGCTCCGTGCTGGCGGGCAGGATGACCTTCTCGTCGTGCAGCACGGCGTAGGCCATGCGCGCGGCGGTGGTGGCGATGCCATACTCGGTGCAGAACTTGCCGGAGAACGTGACCCAGCCGCCGCCAATGGACTCCTTCTGCAGCGCGTCGCGGTCGAAGCGGAAGCGCTCGTCGGTCTTGGCCCACTCATCCAGCGGCACGCCGCGGAAGCTGACGCAGGACCAGGGCGCGAACTGCTGGTTGCCGTGCTCGCCCATCATGTAGCAGGTGATGGACTTGTGGTCAAGGCCGGTCTGGCGCGCCAGCGCGCTCAGAAGACGGGAGGTGTCGAGGCCCGTGCCGGTGCCGAACACGCGGCCGCGGGGCAGGCCCAGATGCAGTGCCAGCTCGCGCGTGACGATGTCGCAGGGGTTGGTGATGTTGATGAGCACGCCGTCAAAGCCGCTGGCCTTGATCTTTTCCGCGTAGCCGCGCACAGCGGGGATGGTGAAGTCCATCTCGGTCACGCGGTCATGCGTGCCGCGCAGCAGGTCGATCTTGCCGACGCTGTTGACGATGACGTCGCACACGCCAAGGTCGGAGAAGTCGCCGCCGCGCACCGTCACGCGGTGGGGCATGTACGCGACTGCGTCGCGCAGATCCTGCACTTCGCTTGCGAGCTTCTGCTCGTTCTGGTCGACGAGCACCAGCTCGTCCGCGATGCCCTGGATCGCCAGAGCGTAAGCCACATGTGCGCCGACATGACCCATGCCGACCACGCCGAGAACTCTTTTCTTTGCCATAAGAATACTTCCTTTCTCAAAAACGGTGTGCCCGTGTAGTTAACTGATCGTTTGTGCGGCTCTTACATGCCGAAGTTGGGGAAGAGCACGCAGGTATAAAGCATGGCGAGAACCATGTACAAAACAAGGATGATGGCGAAGGCCTTGAAGGTCTTCTTCATGACGTCGCTTTCGTTGCCCACCTGGTCGACCGTCGCGCAGGCGGCGACCGTGTTGTTCGGGCAGATCAGGTTGCCGAGCGAAGCGCCCGCGTTCTGACCGGCGAAGATCGTGATGGGGTTCATGCCGAGCGACGCCGCGGCGTCGATGTGCATCTGAGCAAACATGATGTTGGAGCCAAGGCCCGTGCCGGTGATGAACGCACCGCTCGAACCGATGAGGACGGCTGCCGCGGGATAGAAGCGGCCGACGACGGCGGCGATGTCAGAGGCGAGGAGGTTCATCATGCCCGTGGAGGAGGACTGCATGATGTAGGCGACGATAAGGAGGCTGCCCATCGTGACGAGCACCGGCAGCACGCCACTCGCGGTGCGCTTGCAGACGGCTTTATAGGTCTTGAAGTCCACGCCCAGCGTGAGCGCGCCGAGGATGCCGCACACAAGAATGACAAGGTCGACCCAGAAGATGTAGCCGAACGTGCACATGATGGCAAAGCCGTTTTCAACGACGGCGGGGAAGCCGTAGCGGATGAGCGGGAGCAGCACGAGCATGTAGACGTAAGGCGACATGGCCTTGAACGAGCTGTACTTGCGCTGATGGTTGGCGCTTTCATTGCGGAATTCGTCCGGAGTCTTCACGCCGACGAGCTTGACATACGCAACGGAGAGAAGGATGGAGATGAGGCCTGTGCCCATGGAGGTGACCTCTGCGCCGACGAAGTTGGAGAGGAGGAACATCGTCAGGCACGTGCTCACACCCGCGAAAGTGAGGTAGGGGAGAATGCCCTTGTAGCCCTTTTTGCCGAACGCCATGCCGATCATGATGAACGGGATGACGAGCACGCCGAACATGTGGAAGCGGCCGGCCATCGCGGCGTTCTGCGCGACGGTGGCAAGGCCCGCGTCAACGAGGGCCGCACCG